CTCCTTTCTAGGTTGCGTGTGGTACGAAGATCGTAAAGGTGAGGACGGCTTGTGCCTCCCCGTATATCCTGTCGCCCGTGGGCTATCTAAGTTCATCTGGCATGAGTATGATAAGGGTGACTTTTGGGTTGACGTCGATGAGTATGAGAAATTACCCATTGACACTAGTGGGATGTCTGCCAAACAGCGCGACCGAGTCGCTATGCTAGCCAGGCTATCCAACATGGTTAACAACCAGTCCTTCACCCCGTTCCTGCTCTACCTGCGGAACTCTATTAACCTGTCATCTAGTGACTTCCAAGGCCTGTTTAAGAGCCCTGAGAAGCAGCCGGTGATCCGAGCCCTACTGGAAATCGAGTCCGTTTACGGTCCCGTCGAGTCTACCATCGCTATGGAAGAGCCTGAGTGGACAGAAGAGGAACAGCGCGAGCTTGATGAGTTAATTGAAGAACTCAAAGAGACAGACGCTGGCCGTAAGACTCTCCGCCAGTGGATGAAGAGGAATAAGAAGTTCCTCGAAGCCAAGCGGAAGGCTGAGAAGCGGAATGCGTATCTCGCTGAGTTAGGGTTGACTCAGCAAAACGACCAGCCGCAGGATGAAACCCCATTGCCGACAGCTCAGCCACCAGGCGAAGTCGTCGAAGTGCGTCCGCTTGCGGACGCTGAGGAGGTGAAACTGCGAAAAGTCGTTCAAGCTGCTCCAACCCGTAAGAAGCGAGAGCTCTTGAGCCTGCTTCGTGAGTTACGTGATGGTGTTGCATTTGAAGATAGTGGTAGTGATTGTGGAGGTAATCGTGATAACGTTAGCGTAGGCGGGGATGACCCCTCTCTGTCACCTTTTCACATGGTGAGGTGAGCTTATGCACCTACGGACACTCTTGCTCACCCGGCCTTCAGAGTTTCAGACCCATTGTGGTTCACAATGTTTCTCAACATCAACGTCGACCCCAAAGTCTAGGACCTCGCCAATGCCGGCTCCCGCTATCGGGAACAGAACAGTGAGAACCGTATCCAGAGCAGTATCGATTACTATGCTGACGCCGAAGGATCCAATGTCCGAGGCCACGTTAAGTAGTAACTCGGAAACATCTGGACCTCTCAAGTTCCACTTCCCAACTGGTATCCTCACCAGTTCAATGTATGTCTCTAGGTTTAGCACTTGTGCTACCCCATTGGCAATGAATTGAACGCTGTAAGGAATTACTAGTGAGAGTGTCAAGTAGGCTGTGACTAAGTAAGTACACACTATCTGGAGGTCTCTATCATGCTCCTCTGTATTCTCGGGGTCGCCGATCTGCCATATGGTAATCGGATCGCCAACTGGCTCTGCCCCGCAGAAGTACTGAATCGTAACAGATCCGGCATGCCTTGTAAAGCCGTAAGGCAGTATAGGCTTACCGGGCCATTGAAGCACACAATCCGGTGGGTCCGAAACGGAC